ATATAAGTTTTCATTTTAATCCAATAAAAGAACTTTCCTTTATTTTCTGAAGTTTGGGTTTCTGAAGCATTTGCTTTTTCTCCCTCTCCACTTTTTTCTAATTCTTTATTTCTCTTTCCAACTGCTTTTACTAAATCTGCGTGTATCACGTCTTCAGTAAATTCAACTCCAATTCTTTTTGCGTATAACCTTAAATCCTCATTGCTTTTACCTACGGGATTTTCTAAAGTAATTTTTGACATAATTGTTTTATAGTTAGTTTTAATAAATCGTGAGTATAAGGGTATCTCGTGACTGAAACGCCCTTATATCACGGTTTTAGGCGATTAAGAAGTTGTTAAACCGGTCAATACTGCGTGTGATTTTCCAACTTGTTCTACTGAAAGTCCGAACTTTCCTTGTAGAGTTTCCTTTCTTTCACGACTTCCTACGTTAGTTTCTTTTTCAAATCGTAGTTGGTCATTATCTTTCCAACCTTTTTGTAGATATCTTGAGTTAACCAAAGCAACTTTGCTGTTCGGCATATCAATATCAACTACAAAAGGAATTGAACCAAAACCATCTGCGATATATCCGTCTAATACGTGACCTCCCATTCTTTCTCCTCTATCAACTTGAATAGCGTCTGCTCCTGTGAATGCGTTTGCAAGTCTTTTGTTTGCTACATTCATAACAATAGCATTAACTGTTCCTCCGGCTTCTCTAACATCATCTAAAGCATTTTTCAAAGATACTTCTGTAAATGCTCCCGCAACGTTAGTTTGCAAAGCACCTGAAACTTGTGTCAAGAAATTTATCAAACCTCTTGTCATAGCTGGGTAAGTTGCTGTTCCTACTCTAGCTGTTCCAAAAATAGAAGAACGAGCTAAATCTCTCATTACTCTTTCCATAGCTTCTGACTTCAAAGCAACTTCTGTTCTCCCTGTCTTTCTCGCTTGGTCTGTGTCTGCTTTAGAAAGGTCAACTGTTTCCTGAACTAACTGACAGTAATTTGTGACCTTTGCTGTTTGTTCTGCCATTGCTGAACCTTGAACTTTCCCCTCCTCGTGAGCATTACCAATTACTTTCATTGTGATTGTTCCTGTGTGGGCTACGGCTGTGCTTTCTCCAGCACCTCTTTCGTAAACGTCAATAGTATTTCCTGAACGGTCAACTGACGCAACTACAACAATCTCGTCTTCACAAAGTAAAACATCTCCTATTGTAATTCTATCAATAGTAGCCGCTGTTACTTCAAGTGCTGTGATATCACTGTCTGAGTTCCATTCTGATCCGTCAACTGTAATAGCACCAGTGCTTACTTCAGGAGCGGTATAATTTCTTGACAATACTTCATACTCGTCTGTTTCAAAAGGTTTTGTTCGTGTAGTAAACAAATCCCAAACTTTCCCAAACTCTTTTGCCATTAAAGGGTTAATCCTTTCTGAAATGGCGATAACTTCAGGGTCTAAAATTGACTCTGTGTCATCTAAAGTTGTATGTAATCCTAAATCCATTTTATTATTTATTCAGTTGAAAATCTATTATTCTTTTACACTGCTCAAACACATATACGGCTAAGTAAAAGAACAAATTCCAACCTACTTAATTAAACTTAATAATAATTTTTAACTCTTTCTTGTCAATCTCAATGCTTTCAATTTCTGTGACTTCTCAAACAAAATATCTAACTCTGCTGATGTTTTGTCTTTCTTCACTGTCAGTGCGTTTATTTCTTTAATCAATGTTCCCTCGTCTGTCAAAATAGGAGTGCCGTCGCTTTTGTCAATCTTCTTTGAAACATTTGTGACAGTAGCACCCAAAATCTTTGCGTTCGCAATTATATATTCAAGTTTTTGTCTGTCTGAAAAATCTGCTGGGACTAAACCTCTCTTTTCTTCAGGGATAGTTTCAGTAACACTTTTCAAAACTGAACCAATACTTGTTTTATACTTTTCCAATACACCTTTCTTTTGGTCTAACTCTTTTTTACCTTGATCAATTTCGTCCAACCTACTCTTTGCAAGTTGTTCCCACTTTCCGTCTTCCTCGTCTTTTTTGTCTTTATCCTTTTTAGCTTTTTCAATTCTCTTTTCTTCTGCCTCTTTTGCTTTTCGCTGATCGTCAAGAAGTTTTGCAACTTCAGGATTTGTCTTTGCTAATTCCTCAATAGATTTTTTACTAAGGTTTTTGTCGTCTTCCTCTTTTTTCTCTCTCGCTTTTTTTTCTTCTTCAGTTTCACTTGGAGCAGGTTCTACAAATTTAACCAATTCTCCTTTATCGTCTTTCAATGCTTCTTCAGGTTTTTCGGGGTTCGCTTCATACTTGACACCGTCAATTTCAACAGGGTCAATATTTCCGTTCGCTCCGAATAATACAACCTCTATGTTCTTAAATTTTTCCATAATAGTTTTTAGTTTAATTATAGGCATACACCTAAATCGTCACTTTTTTTGGTTTGCACCGTTAGGCAGTAACCGCCACTAATAATTTAATAAAATTATACAACATCTTACTACGACATTGCAACCGTTGATAACTAATTAACTTAAATCAGGTCTAGGATAAAGACTATGCTTACAGTTGGGGTGGAACGGTGGAGTGTTCGTTAAAAGCGGGTAGTCCTTACTTTTACCGCTTATACTGAACTTCTTACCCTCGTATGGAATACATATCGGGGTTGTCGTGCCGTGACTTGAAACTTCAACAATATCAACACCAAATTCCGCGGATCTATTTACGGTTGCTTCATTGTTTGCTCTCATTAAGTGCGTCCTTGCTAACATTTTTGAATAACTTGGAAGCGTCCACCTATTACCACCTCTATCAATTAAAACTGAAAAACCTTTTTGCCCTAAATTCTCCGAAACCTCCTTTGCAATTTCTCTAACACTTTTTCCAACCAATCTCCCCTCTGTGATAGTCGCCCTTGACTGTTGTTTCAATACGTCATTAAAAATATGTTCAGTGCTTTTAACCATTCCAGTCATTGACGAACCAAAGTCTAAATATGCGTCGCCGATCAAAGCGTTGACGGCCTCAAGTTGTGGAGCTAAATCTCCCGCACCTTTTAGAGTTGCAATCGTTACTTTTCCAGCAGGTGTTTTAATTTTATATTTATTTAATACCGTGTCTGCATTATTCATTCCCTCAACATAAACTTCTGCTATTCCATTAACAAGCCAAACTTTAACTTCTCCGTCTGCTTGGCTTACAGTTTTCGTAATTTCAGCAAGTGCTTGTTTCTTTTTAACATCAGTCAAATCTGTCGCAATAGTTTTATCAACAATTTTTTTAACGTCACTATCTAATCCATTTACAATTTTAAGAAGTGCAGGGATATCCGCCTTTGCGATAACTTTTTCAGTTTGTTTTTTTAAGTTCTTTCCCATTAGAAAATTATGAAAGCAAATCTAATAATAACAATCAAAAGAAAAATAGAAAAAACTAAAGTAAGTAACCCTAAAAAATAAACTCCTAAAATATATTTCCAGTTTACCTTTCTTAACATTTCCTCAAGTGCTTTTGCATTATTCCCAACCGTTGCTTCTAACGGTTCGCTCTTTCTAATTTTATTTGTTACTAGTGACATATTGCTTATTATTTAATTTATAATGTCGGAACGGTATCTCCAACTCCAGCAATTTTATCTTCTTCAGAAATCTTTTCTAATTCTTCGTCTGCAACTTCGTCATTCACATTATCTAATCTTTTAATAGAAGACTGCTTGGAAGTATTACCTGACTTAATTCTAACTTCTTCAGTTCGTGCTTGTTGGTATTCGTCCACTGGCAAAACATCTCCAAACTTCATTGTAATATCTTCAATCTCTATACTAGATAATTTCCCAGCAATTTTTAGAATATCTTTCAAACCTTTTTCAATCTTTGACCTTTTTGTATCTGTTTTTCGGATCGCTGAAAATAATTGTATTCTCAATGCTTCTACTCTCTCGGGCATTGAACTTTTTAACAACTCAAACATAGGCACACTTGAAAGAAAAGAAATCATTTTAACCTGTAACTCAATATGTTTTTCCGTTGACTCAATCAGCGGGTTTGTGTTCAGAATATATTTTGCGTCTGCGTGTTCTTTTCCTTCAACAACTAAAGTGTCCCACTGTTTCAAATTCCCGTCCTCGTCCGTTGTTTGGTCTGTCTTCGGTATCTGCATTTTGGCGTCTAAGTTTTTCAATAACTGCGTTGAGATATGAGTTGACCTTTCGTTCAATTCCGCTAACTGTGGCAAGATGTCGTTATAGTCTGACTTACCAAATCCTGAAGACATTTGTTTCCCGTTATCAACTTGAACAATCGGAATAATATCAATCTCTAAAGTTTGCGTTTCTTCATACTCAATACCAATCAATTCGTTAACTATTGACAAGTCAACCTTTTCAATTAGAACTCCGTTAGCGTCTGCTTTCCAGCCCTCCCGAGTTATAACAACTTTGCCGTTTTCAATTTGAAAATTTTGTGTTAAGGCATAGAACTGGTCTGTCACTCCTCTGCTGTCTTTTCTGTAAGTTGAGATAATAACTGAACCGTCTGCCTGTGGAAAATACTGGTCTTGAGGTATTTGGTCAATATGAGTTACGTCCTCGTCGTCTTTCCAAGTATGTAAAGCGATATATCCAAACTCTGACTGATCAACTCCGTAATCGTAAACCATTTCCTTGAGGTCATTATAATCAACCACCTCGTCTATAAATTCTTGGTCGCCCTCCTCTGTTGTGGTTATCGTTAATTGCGAAACATTACCTTGAACGAAGTCCCCGTAGAAATCAGAAATCCTCGCAGGAATTGCGTGGGCTAAATAAACTACGTCTTTTGCATTTTTATACTGCTTCTCAATTATTTCGTGTAAACCTAAAACTCCCTTTTGTCTGTTCTCATATAAATCAAGATATTTTGAAACATCAGATATTCTGTTTTTTTCTTGATCGCTTGGGAACTTACCAACTTTAATTTCCATAATAGTTTTTTAATTTAAGGCGTCTTCTTTTTGGACTTCTTTTTTTTAGATTTTTTCTTTGCTTCTTCTTGGCTCTTAATTGCTAACTCCATCATTTTATTATCTGCTACTTTCTGTTCTTTATCTTCCTGATCAACTCTAATTTTAAGAAGTGCCTCGGGCGGTTTTCTTAATACTCTACAAACCGCACAAATTGGAGTGCCTCTACTAGTAAAAAGTGTGCCATATACTTCGTCTTTTAAGTAAATCGGTTTACGACAGAAACCACACAATGCGTCGGGTTCAATAGTTTTATTTTTCATAGTTGATTTTGCTAATTGTTAAAAGCTGTCAAAATATCTTCAATCAATTTCTCTGTCGGCTTTCCTATCTCAAAAATCATAGGTTTTGTTTGAGTGCTTACAGGGCTTCCGACTAAATTAGAATAACTTATATCCTCCACAACTTGCTTATGATATTCTTTCAGTAATTTACTGACATTCGCTTTAACTTCGGGGACATAACTCTCCATTAAGATTTTCTGTAAAATAATTTTCTGTTCTAATTTTGAAATCATAGTTTTATTATATTATATTCTATCAACCCTGCCAACTACTACCGAGCTTGTCTTCTTGTGCATTAACTCTAGTATCAAATAAACAAGTGCGTCAACTAGGTCGTCGTGTGCTTCAACTCCAAATCCTAGTAACTGGTCAATCAATTCTTCACACCCATATTCTGCAAACATAACTGTCCCGTCCTTGATATATGGAGAGGCAGTTTCAAGTCTTGCTCTCTTGTCTGTAATCGGTCTAACACCTTTAACTGACAAACCTTTTCTTGATAATTCTTGTATCGCCGCTTTCTGATAGGCAACATCTTCAACCAGTAGTTTTGACCCAACTGGCATTGTCCCGTGTTGAGATTTTATAACTGTCTGTGTCGTATCAAAGTCCATTCTACGATTGATAGGGTGCGGTTTAATCAAAATCTTGTTAGAACCTAAATATACCACTTGTAGTCCCTGAAGAATAGCAGTATAGTCGGCAGTTTCTTTTTCAGAGATAGCAAGGTCAACTGAAGTTGCTCCATTTCGCACTGGGTATCTTAAACCTCCACTCTCGTCTGTTTCTGTTAATATGCTAACTGGATATTTATGAATATCGCTATCCTTAATAATTTGGTCTTCTTCTGAAATAACTTTTAAGAGATATTCTCTTGACCAAGCTGAAGCAGAACCGACATTTTTCTTTTTCTTTTCAATGGCTTCTTGGTTTGGATATTTACCTTTCCAAGTAATAACTCCGTCGTCGGTAATAAGTGGGAACTCCATAACTCTATATAAATTTCTTTTCTTTATCCTCGCCATTAACGCGTCATTGTGTAAAAAGTTTCCAATCAAAATCATTTTACATTTTAGTTCGTCTTGGGCTGGGACTACTTCTGAATTAAACCACCGTTCTGTTTTATCTCTATTCTCTTTTTTTCTAACCCAGTCTAAATCTTCAAGGTCGTCGGCGATAATTACTTGCGGTCTATACTGACGATATTTTATTCCCCTAATCTTTTGACCTCTTGATCGCCCCAGTAAATATATATTATCTGCAAACTCTAATTCTCCCTCCGCCCATTTAGATTTTCTTGGCTCAATAGCATTCGGGAAATCTGATTGAATTAAATCGTTGTCCTCAAATTCTTTTCTAATACTTAAAATGTTTATCTTCATTTGCGTTGTCGTTTCATTCATTAAAATAACGAAATTATATTTTCTAAATAAAACTAACCAAAGCGGATATGCCAAAGAACAAAATGTAGTTTTCGCTGAACCACGAAATCCAATTACCTCAACCGCTTCTTCTTCTTCACTCTCAAGAACATCTACTAACTCCTTATGAAAAGTCGCTGGTTCTAAATCAAAATAATGCCCTAAATAAATAAGACAGAATGCCTTAAAAGAATGCTCTGCCACAAGTAAGCGTTCGGCAGAATTATCAATATCAATCCCGAGTTCTTTCTCAAAAAAATCTTTGAATAATTTGTGATTTTCTTTATCATACTTTTTTGTTTCAGTTACTTCCATTTTTTTAATCTCTCCATTATTCCTGCTTTCCTTTCGTCACTTAATTTTTCAACTTTAACATCTCCCGTGAAAGTAGAGTGTGGAGCAAACTCGTCTTTCTTTCTAACCTGTAAAAACTTAAAAGCAAATTCAGGGTTCTTCTCTAATCCTTTTATAACTTGCTGTCTTGCCATAAGAACTGGCTTGTTTTTCAATAAGTCTATTCTATCGTTAAATTCAGGGTGTTTCTTTAGATATTTATAATACATATCCTTAGTAATGTCTGCATAAAATAATGCTTCTTTAACTGAACAACCTAAAGCAAACGCTTTCTCTAATTTTACTACAACTGACTTTTCACTTTGTCCGTCAAATAACTTTCTCCCTGCGTTACTTTTCTTTCTTCTCACTGGCTTCTTTTTAGTAACTTTCTTCTTGGTCAATTTTGGTTTAGGTTTTATGGTTTTTTTTGTTTTCATAATTTTACTTACTCTTATGATAACTCTTTTCAGATATCTTCGGAGTATCAATCTTCAGACAAAATCTTTTTCCTGTCTGTTGAAATCCGATCAACCTTACTATATGTCGGAGTGCTTCTGCGGTAACACCTCCCGAACCAATAACAAGTCCAATATCTGCTTCTGCGACCTTTACAAAAATTGTTATTATTTCTTCTCTAGTTCTATCGTCAAACTCCTCAACAATTCTACTCTCAACCCGTTCAGGTTTTCTTACCATTCCTTTAACAATGCTTTGCATTATGTTTTTTATTTCTTCATTCATAATTTTATTTACTTTTAATTTTTTTGTCTTTCGCTTTGTCTTTAACTCTAACCTTTTTTGCGTCTTCTTCCAACTCATTTAATCTCTCTCTTGTCAATTCTAACATACGCGCGAAAATTGCGGAGATATTATGTATATTATCTAACTTTGAAATCTCTAAAACTAATTTGTGAAAAGTCTTAAAATCTTTCTTGTCTGCTAAGAAAACTTTAGTCCCTTTCTCTAGCATAATGTCGTCAAAAACTTTTTCCAACATCTCTCTTTGTTTTGCCAAAAAAAGAATTGATATGTTTTCATAGTCTAAGTCCACTTTAATATCGTCAATACTTACATTGAAACCGTCCAACTCTAATTCTTGGTCTGTAATTCCTGAAGCTATCTTAAAGTTTATATCGTCAATCTCAAAATAAAGTTCTTTCTCAAAAAGCGACCGCAGAATTTTTCTGTGTTCACTTGGAGTTATCCCGTAAAAAATTTTATCTAATTGTTGCATAATGTTACGAAGTCAGGAATTGAACCTGAGCTTCCTTGCTGGGAGCAAGGTGTTCTTCTATTAAACTACTTCGTAATGTTTTGGCTGTGCTGGGTTTTAAGCACACTTACGGCGATAAAAAATGTCCAAGAAATTATGCAACTGAAGAATATAGAAATCAGTCGCCATTCTTACCATTCCGCACCAAATTATTTAATTGTCAAAACAACATTGATGTTACTGGAACTCTCTTTGGTTTTACCCAAAGTATATGCTCCACTTCCACTCCTCCTCTTTCTAAAGCAGGTTTTATATTCTGATGTCTATGACATTTTAGAGGGTCGCCCTCTGAACACATCACGCAAATATAACCTTTCTTAATTTTTTTATATAAGTGAATTAAATACTCAACGTCACTATCCCAATCAACATCTCCTTTTCTTAATCCTCCCAATTCATTTCCAGCCCATACATAAAAAATACCCGCACTCTCAATATCTTTTGAAAGGGTGGGTTTATTAAAATGTGGACACCATTTGGAATATGGAGCGGATCTAACATCAACAAGAATGCTTATCTCGTTCTCTTGTAATTTTGAGATAAGCTCTTCAACTGTTTTATTACTATGTCCTATTGTTTTTATTTTCATTTTTAGTTTTGGTTTATGGTTGTTAATTTGTCTTAATTATACTATTGTTTTTATTTTATATCAAGTTTTTATGTTGATAAATAAAAGGGGGTTTTTAATTCCCCCTTTTTTGTTCGGGTAGTTGCTCAAAACATATTTCTCCTTATGTCTTCAATGCTACGGTTAAGAGCGTCTTGCAATTTTTCAAGTGCTGACTTGATAGCAAAAGTTGGCTCGTTAATTAAATGTTTTTCAATAATCATTCTGTCAGCGATCAACCTATCTCTAATCTGTTTTGCAAAATTTTTCACTCCGTCTGTTGGGTTATCGCCAACACCAATTTTCTTTTGCTTAATATCAAAGTTCTTGATATGCTCGGCAACTTCCTTTTCCCATTTAAGTCTTTCTTCAAATCTAGTCATTTTTTTCCTCCTCCTCGTTTAGGTAAATTTTGACAAACTTGATTTCTCCGTTCCAAAAATAATCAACCAAATTCCTTATAATTTCGTCGGGTGTCATATTTCCGAAAAGAATATGATACTTATTGTGGGCTACACTGTTAACAACTGCTAAATTCTCGTGTGAACTATTGCCTCCTCTGCTTCTTGGTATAATGTGATGTCTGCTCGGATAGTTTTTTCTCTTACTATTCTTTTTTTGAGTCATAACATACCCTCCTTGATATAATTAAAAAAGAACTACTAACTTAATTATAACAGACTGTTACGCAATAATATACTCAATGTATAGTTCGGGGTGGCTCAAGTCGTGAACTATTCTTATAATCCCATTTCTTGTGAAATTACTTGCTAAACTTTGCTTATAAGAAAATCCTTTTGCTGTTGGATATTCCAACCAACTTTTTGAGTCTTCTGTTTTTCCCTTTAAGTAAATCCCGTTAGTTTGTTTTGCGACTATTTTCCTTTTCTTTCCTATTGAGTTTTTCTTTTCAGAAGTTGCTCTGAACCAAGTATTTTTTACCATTACTAAAGTCACACCAACATCTAACCTTTTGAATTCTGCTAAAATCATAATT